ATTGTTAAAAATTGATTTCCTACTGATGCAAGATCTGCTTGAACTGAAGCAAGGGCTCTCTTAAATTTACCAGAGGCTGACTCTGTCATCATTCCTAATTCTCGGGATGATATGTTTGCAAGATCTGTTGCGCTTGCCTTCATTAAATCCATTACTTGAAGTGTCTGAGATCCTTCTTTTCCTAAGTTTTCAAATAGAGCAGACATTCTTGCATACTGGAACTTGCCAAATAGTTGCTCAATTGCTCTTGACTTACTTAGGGGATCTAGACTGTCTAGTGCGCCTTGTAGCTCAACAATTGTTGCTGTTAAGTTACCTGCGTTAGATGTTACAATTTGATCAATGTTTATTCCAAAGCCAGTAAACATTTCCTTGGCAACCTTTGTTGGGTTAATAAGAGAAGCCATTGCTGACTTGATTGCGTTAGCACCTTCTGATGCGTTTACTCCGCCCTCTTTCATTGCAGTTAAATACAATGCTAAATCTTTTACGTCTCCACCTAGTGACTGTACTACTGGGCCTGCTTTAGGAATTGCTTCAACTAAATCCGCAAGGCTTGTTGAGGTTTGGTTTTCAACTGCGTTAAGAAAGTCAATTGATTGAGTTAACTCATCTGTGCTGGACTTAAATGCATTTTGAATAGCAAGAGTTGCTTTCATGGCTTCTTGTCTATCAACTTCTCCAAGTACTGCAAGTCTTGACGTTTCTTTTGTTGCCTTAAGTAGCGCCTCGCCCTGTTGTCCTGTTGCGGCTAAATCTGCAGCAAGTCCAATTGTATCTTTGTATGCAATACCGTAGGACCCTGCAATCTCTCTTGCAGTGTCTGAAACATCTTTTCTTACTTTTGCAAGCTCTGTTGCAGATACGGCAGATAGACCACCATAAACCTTTGTTAGTCTTACTAGTTCTTGATCTGCTTCTTTAAAAGCTTTTTGTGCAGCCATGCCAAATGCTGCTAGTGGGACTGTTAATCCTACTGTTAACTGACGACCAGCCCACTGTGTATTCTTACCCCAGTTAATAAGCTGTCCTGCTCCATCATTCATTACCTTGTTCATGATGGCAAGCTCTTGTCTTGCTATTGCTGTCTTATTCTTTACTTCGTCAATGCCTTTTGCAACCATTACGTTGTACTGCATTAAGCCCTGTGCGTTCTTGCCTACTGGCTGAATAATTGCGTTTTGAAGCATTACTTGCTGTTTAGCAAGATCTCTAACTAAGTTACTAGTTTTCTTTGTATGCCCATTCCAGGTTTGATAGTAGTCGTTTAGCTTTAGTCTGCCTCTATCTAAATTCCTACCAAACTTTTCTACATCTGAAGTAAGGGATACAAAGTGTTGCGAGAACTGGCCTGTTGAAGTAAGCGTTGTTGCAAACGACTTATTCATTACTGCAATTTGATTTGCAAGCTTGGCGTTAGTTCCCGCTGTAACTTCTTGTAATTTTAAGAGTTGGGCAGTAGTCGCAGCAAGCTGGGTTCTTAATCCAGTAAAGTCTGCGTTGGCGGTAATGTTGGTCGTGATTAAATTATCTGCCATATGTATATGTTACTCTATAGAGTATCCTAATCCTGCTCCAATGCCGAATCCAGCTTCTGCTGCAAGACCACCTTGTAATGAAACAACATCATCTGCTGATGTAGTTATACCAAGTGCTCTTCTTCTAACATCTTCGAAGGATGACCCCTCCTCATTTTGATTACTGCTTTCATTTAATTCAACACCTTGAATTGAAGCTAGGAATTTCCTTTTCTCCGACTCAGTCTTTTGCATTGATTTAAAAGTCTGGACCATCTCTGGCATTGAAAGATTATCTTCTAGTTCTTCGTAATTTTTCCAATTACCTAAAAGAAATACTTCCCCTTCTAAAGCGGCTAGATCTAGTTCTGACCAGCCAGTACTGCTGCCGCTAGTAGGTTTGGGTCGTCCATCTTAATTCCTCCGCAGATTTCAAGGATGCGGTTGATTGTTGGAACGTCAAGTGTGTCTTCAAATGCGTCTTTATCCTTTACCAATTCAGGCAATTGCTTTTCTAGGGCTACTGCACATGCTTCGATAAGGATTGTGAGTGTTTCATCTTCTGATGTTACTTCTTGTGTTTTCTGAATGACCTTCATAAACTTACGAAGCTCTTTAATTGTTAAAGGCTTAAGCTTAACTGTTGCGCCATTTTGTAGCTGAATTTCTTCAACATCGTATACTGTAGTTGCCAATTTAATCCTCCTAGGATCTTGTCTTAATTATTGTATCATATTGAGAATATAAGGGCAATAAAAAACCCCCCAATTTCTTGAGGGGAATTTTATTAATTAATTAATATTAATTATAGCCAGGTGCGGTCTACGATTGTGCCGTATTCCTTGCCTGCGTCTCCTGCTGCTCCTGATGGAAGCAAACGGAATGTTACTGGGAATGTTGATGCTGCGTTACGAGCCAAAGAGAACTGTGACTGTTGTACAGAAAGAACACGACGAGCATAATATACACGCTCTGTCTTTGATGATGCTGCAGTTGTTGGAGCTTGTCCTACTGCAACTAGTTGACGCTCAACTGGAGCTTCTCCTAGTGCGCCTGCTGCAAGACCAAGTGTCTTTGTAGCTGCATCGTATGTTGCTGCTGATTGTCCGAATACACCAAGAACGTTCTCTAGAGTACCTTCTGCGAATTCTGTTGCAATCATAACTTCCATTGTCTCCTTGAACAGCTTAGCTGAGTCAAGAAGCTGATCTACTGTTACTGAACCGTATGATGGGTTGTAAGTAATTTGAAGACCGTTGTTTGTGTAACCTACGTTACGGTATGCAGCACCTTTTGTTGCTGATGCTGTACCAGTGTTGTCTGTATCTACTGCGTTAAGAGTTGCTGTGTATGACTCTCCTGCTACGTAACCAACTACTGGTGTACCTGATCCTGCTGTACCATTCTTAAATGCTGGAACTGTCTTGTTACGAAGAGTCTCTCCTGTTATAGCTACTCCTGGAACCAAGTTCTCAACGTATCCTGATGTAGTAGAATCTTCTACTGACAAGAATAGCGGTGACGCACCAACAAGAATATTTCTAGCATTACCTGTGTTTTGTGCCATGTTGTAAAACCTCCATTAAATAAATATATATATATTGACTTACTTTAAATCAAGCTGGCTAGGCTCATTTCCTCTTATGTCCAATTTTACTGGATTAGTCCTTTAAAAGCAACTAGGCAAATCTGCCTAGGCTATCGGTGACTCTGGAGTACTTAACCTCTAGGATTACGTCTGCTGACAAAAAGCCCTGAATCTCAAGCGATGGCTCAATTGGAGAAGTTTCTGTAATATGAACGCTGTGGAAAATTAGCTTATTAGTGGTCTTTAAAGAATTAACATCTTTTGCTGACTCGTCCATTCTTCTAAATAAGTCGGTCATGAGGTTTCTAATCTCGTAGATCTCTGTTATATCTGTTGAGTATATTGTAAATAAAACTTTTTCGCAGCAGATTAGCCAGTTCTCTTCGTAGGACATACCAATCTTATCGTATACGATATGCTTTTTGCCGTTTAGGAACTGATCCATTTCTGGCAATTGCTGAACTGGAATAATAGGAACAATCTCTGAGCCTAGGTTGTCTGAGTAGTAGTCATCTGGATCAAATAGTCCTGTTAGCTTTAATTGAGTCCATAGGAACTTGCGAAGCTCAAACATTGCATCTATCTTATAATCTACTGTCATAGTGACCCTCCAAATGATGAGCTTAATGCTGCATCTGCCTGCATTCTTATTTTACCAGCACTGAAGCTATACTGCACCTTTTTAATATTAAGTGGGACATCAAGGGCTTTAGCAATCTTAGCATTAAATAATCTTTGGAATCCCGATGACTTAATTGAGGAGTTTACTAATTGCCCGCCAAAGAATCTACCGTATGTTAGTGCAAATTGATTTGTTGCTGCCTTGCCTCCAGGCCTCTTAACGGTCACTGAGGTGCCTTTAGGCATAAACACTGTTGCACCATCTAATTCAAATACTAAGCGCTCTGCGGACTTTGGGCGAATTACTAGAGGCATTCCTTCTTCCATCACAGAAGCTTTGTTTGCAAATACATACCTTCTTTTTTGTTTCTTATTCTTAGATGGAACTGCTGATTTAGATAATTTAAAATCACGGCCTATTCTAAAGGAAAGGCCGCCCGTATCTATTAGATATAGATCAAATAGTCTGGCCGTTGGGTTGCCCGTCTTATTCCATTCGTATACGTGGTGCAGGCTTCTAGGCTTTGTTCTTGCCTGAGCATCTACATATTGACCAAAGTCTTTTTCTATTTGATTAAATATAGTTGTTTTAAATAAATTTTTAAACTCAGCATTTGCTGTTAATTTAGAAAGAACGGCTGCTTCATAATATAGGAATGCCGATATCTGTGCTACGGTACTATCTTTAATTACTCCAGGAACTGATCCAGCCATCAATCTTTCAAGACCGCTGGCTGTTTGTATTAGTGCTACGCTACTGTCCAATTACCTGGTTCTCCGATCTTTTAACGGTTGTATTGTAACCAATAATTCCGCCCATCGGTTCTGTAATTGGAGTAACTCCCATTACTTCAAAAACTGTTGGCGTATTGCTTGGAAAGTTAATTTCCTCCCATATAACAGTACCGTCTAAGTTTCTAACGTTTGTAATCTTTTCGCTGTATATTAGTTTTGTTGTTGTTCTTATTTGAAGCATCTGCTCATTGGCATACTTGTTAGAGAATGACTGCTTGTCTCCAGATCTCGTAGCGGTTGAGTTGCTAATAGTTCCTTTTGCGCTGCATGCGATTGTTCTATTAAATTGCCATTCTTTCTTTAAAGATCCCGTCGCTGGGTCCTGTGTTTCAAATTGCCTATAGATATCAATAAGCATTGGAAGAACTGAGTCGACAAGATCATACATTAGATAAGAACCATTTGGGATATAACATGTGGAGCAAGCAATTGGTCTGCATATAAATTGCCTGTTCCTTTTGATGCTGAGCTATTATATTCAAAGCTCCAGTCGAATGTTTTAATTGATTTAATGTACTTATTTCTCCAGACTTTGTCTTTTGAGAAATAGTCTTTCATTAGCTCAATTGTTGCAAGTTGTACTTGAGCAGGAACTAGATCCCATCCAAATTCGCCAACAATCTTATACTTAACGTTCTTAGAAAAGACTCCGTTGTATGTATCATTAATTGTTGGAGGAACCAGACCGTTTGCAACATATACTGAATTATCTAGAAGGTTTACTCTATTTACTCTTATTCCAAAACCTGTCTCTGAAACAATTGGGTCATATAGCCAGTTGTTTACCTTTGGCGTAGAAAGATTATCCACTAACAATATATCATTAGAGTAAATCTGATATATTCGATTTAGTTTAGAAGACAAAGGAAGAGTATCTGAATCGTCTCCATATATAATCTTTGTATCTGGATATAGATAAAATTCTTGCTGAGTGTATTCCTCAACTATTTTTCTTGCATATCTTTCAGCCATCTGTAGGTCTGCATAAGTCTTGTAGTTAGGATCACTTGGGTCCGACCCAAAGTTTAACTCATCTATTTGCTCGTTGATAGAAATGTATGGGGTTACAACATTTACATAAGTAGTATGTGTTCCCACTGTTGACCCAGATACCACATATTCCCAGACAAGCTTTAGCTTTCTGGGATACGCAGAATAAGAAAATGGAAGGACAACTTGATATGTGCCGACATCTGTTTCAACGGCTGTTCCTGTTAGAGTAAGTAATAAATTGGTAGAAGATATAACGTTAGCAGGGTTTTGAGTAATGTCATAAACCTTTGCTGTTACGTTACCTGTAGGGGATGCTAATTCACCCTCCCAGTAGATCTTTGTCTTGATTGGTGAATTGCTGTTTACATATATCTCTGCCATTTTATAAGCTTAGATTAGTTGTAATACTCCTGAACTTCCTTTGGAGTTGCTAATCTGAAGCCCTCCTCCTTATCAAAAATTTCTTGAGCATTGTCTTCTGTCATTGCAATAAACGGGTGCTCTTTTGTAAATGTAAATCCATCGATGTCGTACCTAAAGTTTTCTCTAGTCATTCTAACTAGAACAGTATCTTCTGGTTGGGCATTTGGATCAAATCTTGGAAGAATCTCTTCTGCGTTTTCGCTGAATTCATCTGCCGCTTCTTCAATGTCCTTAACAGTCTTTTGATAAACAGACCATGTGACTCCCTCTTCTGCAAGGGCGGCAACTATATCTGCCTTACTCTTAATACCATCAGTATCAACTGCAAAGTCCTCTGCAATTTTTCTGAGTTCTGCGACCTTCAATGTCTCAAATGACATATATTCTCCTTTGTTAGGTTATTCAATTATAGCATTGATAAATTAAAATGAAAAGCCCCTAAAATTAATTAGGGGCCTTTCGAGGGTTTTATCTTAAATTAATTAAGAAGCAACCTTAACGTTCTTTACAACTACCCAAGCGTCTGCCTGCTCGATTTGAACGCCAACACGAGTATACATTGTGTACTCGACTGTGTCCTTACGTGGCTGGAAGAAGCGGTAAACAGTTACATCACGCTTGATACCAATAACTACGTTATTTGGGAATGTCAAGTGGACGTCTCCGTGTGAACCAGCGGCTCCTGAGTGTGTTCCAGTCTGTGTCTCTGAAAGAAGTGGTACTTCAACAATCGGAATACCGAATGCGAATGGTGCCACATATCCTGCAGGTCCACCTAGTGGTGCAACTCCACCACGGATAACGCTTGAAGCGATATCTTGTGGAATTGTTTGGTTTGTTCCAATGCTGTTAGCATATAGGAAATCCTGAATCAAGTTTGATCCAGCAAGGAAGCGAAGGTCTCCACGACGTTGCTTGTACTTACGTGGCATAGCCTTAAGTGCCTTGTTGAATACTTCACGAGAAATTGCGGCTCCAGCTGCGTCTACGACACGACCTGATACCTTTGCCTTCTTTACAACGCCATCAAAGGCCTTGTATAGTGTGTCTGAAGAAAGTGCTGTGTCACCGTTAAGAATAACATCTTCGATGTCATTTCCTGCTTGTGTTGCCATCAAACGTGCAATGTGATCTTCTAGATCTGCACCTTCGATGTTATCTTCTAGAGACTCTGTTGAAAGCTCCCAGTCCATGCGGAGTTTCTTTGTTGTTAAAGAGATTTTTGAGAAAGTTAC